CCTTAACCTTGCGGCTTGATGTCTGGGTAAGTGATACGCAAGTGATGTTACCGGTGCCGCCGTTAAATAGGATCGTGTTTGTATTTAATGAGTCATATAAAAGCGCTGACCCGTCGCCGTATATCCTTGTCCTATATGAACCATTTTCGTCGGCCAAATAAAGCGCTCCGTGATCGGAGGCGTCGGTCTCTAATATTGCTCTGGCATCAGAAGACGGGTTATAAATAATTAAACGGCCGCCCTGTGTTGGTGTCGCGTAGATGGCAGTCTGTATATTTTGCGCCGTGTCATAGAAAAATAAATACGAACCGTTTGCAGCGGTATGTCCTATTCTTGTTCGTTGTATGCCGTCGGAGTCTTTAAGAACAAAAGAAGTTTTTGCTATTAAATTTTTAAGGGTTGCGACGCCTGACGTCATGTCAATCGTGGAGTTGTGTCCTGTGTCCTCAATCGTGCCCGCTTTTATTAGGTCAGCGTTGAGCACTCCAGTCGTCATGGCGGACGCGTTGATTTTTCCGTCCGAAGTGAGCGCGACTGTGTTGTAGGGCCCCGCATAAGAAGTGGCATATCCGAGCCCGCTCTTGTTAAAGCGCCAGACCTGCGTCGCGGTTGCGATGTCGGACGTGTTCATGATGAGGATCTCGTCGGGGTAGCCGTCGCCGTCTGCGTCGTGAAGTATGACATAGCCGCCGAGGTTCCCGGTGATGAGCTCCGTCGCGTGAGCGATTGCTTCGTTCATGAAGGAACGGCTCGGAGTCTGTGCGACTTCCCTCGCCTGTGTCGCTATAGTGTCCGCGATGTTTGTCTTCGGACTTCCGAAGGTCGTCTGTGTGTAACGCTCCTCGAGTACGTCCCAGACTGTCGCGATACACTTCGCCGTTGCTGTGATGCCTAAAGGCTCGTAGTAAATATGGACTGTATCGCAAAGATCCACGCGCTCCGTCAGTCCTTCGAGCTGGACGAAGTTGAGCGTGATATTGTTCAATGGGTTTGTGAGGTCGTTGTTTGTGATGTACCTGTTGGCAAGGTTTGCGAGCTGTGTCGCGATGGCCGTGCCACTCTCGGGATCTACGTCCTGCGAGAAGTCGATCGCGAGGTCGCGAGGGACGTCAAGCACTAAACCGGTGTTTACTTTTGACCCGACTGTTTTATTTCCATCCGTGTCAATGTAAAAAGGAATGATTCCGGTGACGAGGTTCTCGATGCTCACCTCCTGATTGATCTCGGTGAGGTTCTTGCCAAATCTTATAGTGACACCTCTGTCGGTGCCCCTCGCCTGCTTGAGTGTTGCGGTGTAGTTATTGTATAACCATTCACCGCCATAGACATCGAGAAGGCTGCCCGCTTTTCCTCCGAACCACGAGCGCACGCTTGACGGCTCTGTGATCGTGAAGGATGCGCTGACTGTCTTGTCCGTGTTTATGGTAAAACTTCCAGCCTGCGCCGTGAGCAAAGTGCACGCAGCCACGCAGGACGAAGCCGTGCCCGTCGAGATCACCTTCCCGCTCAAGTCATAAGCGACGTGCTGGGCGGAGACCTCAAAGCGTCCATTGATAGCCTTGCCGACTTTATAGATGCGGAAGATCTGGGCGCTGTCCGTGTAGTTCGGTTTTGCCATAATAAAGCGGTTGACCTGTATGTCCTCGGCATGTATGCCGTCCGAGGCATAGCTGAGCGTCAGCTCATAGGCTCCGTTTCGTTCTTCCTTGACCTCGGCCTTGAGGCAATCGGTGAGCGGTCCCAGACCGAAGTCGGTCGGGACTGTGCCCTCTGTGATTGTGTTGTATAAAATCGGGATCATGATAAAAGCCTCTTATCAGATAGTAAAAAAGCGCGGAGTGATTACGACCTTTGTGACGCTTCCAGTCAGTCCGATCGTGTTGATCCCCGGCTGGAGTGTCGGGAAGGTTCCGCTGATTTTGTTGTTCAAGTTCTCGGCTGGGAGTCTGTAGGCGTTCATGGCGTCGCAATCAATATTGATATAGTCCGTGAGTGTGGCGCTCATAGTTGCACCTCCGAACGTGATAGTCACCGAGCCACTTCCCTCGATGTGAATGAGTGGCTTGGATGCGTACCTTGTCGGGTTGTTGACCTTGTCGCCGTTGCTCACCTCGATCGGCTGCTCGCCTATCTTGTAAAAGCGTTCCGCTCTGCAGGTAAACGAGAGCGTTCCCGAGCCGTATTGTGTGAGGTGGTTCTCAAATGATGCGCCGCCCGAGTAGTAAGCCAGACGGAAGACATCGGGCTCGAAGTTGTCCTCGAGTCTCTGATAGCCTTTTTTCGAGTTAAGCCACGCCATAAGCTCGTCGACCTTGCTCGTGAGATCCTTGCCGTCGCCCTCCGCAAGCCAGACGTTATAATTTCGCGGCACGTCGTTCCACGCGTCTTGCTGGAGTATGATGTCGCCGTTTCTTCCGGGAACGGAGAAAACTGTCTGCTTCCGTGTTGAGCGGTTGAAGGCTGGAGCCTCGGCGATTACCATGCCGAAGTCGCTCGAGGCTTCGCCCCCATATACTAATAGGCCCTGCCTGTTAGTGGTTTGATTAAATAATTTAGCCATAGACCGCGCTCCTCCTCGTTGTCATTTCTTCGAGCTTGTAGGCGATGCGGTTCGCCAGATCGTTCACGTCCTGACCTTCTGCGCCGTAGACGTTGATCGTGATGTCTCGCTTGTCGCCTCCGACTGCGTCGCGCATCATGTTGAGGAGCTTATCCGTTCCGATGATGAGCTCGCTGCCTACTTCGCCACCGCCGAGAAGTTTGCCGTCCTTTGCTCCGAAGATGGTCGCGCCGTTGAGCATTACGGGCTCATCCATAGCCTTTGCATACCACTCGATCCCGAAGCTCGGGACTCTCGGAGGATCAAGCGAAAAACTTCCGCTAATTGAGAAGTGAGGCATTTTTAATTTTGGGAGACTCCAGTCGAAGTGGAAAAAGCTCTTGACCTTCTCGATGCCGTTCTGGACTGTCGTCTTGATGGTCTCGAAAATGTTGTGGAATTTATCCTTAACCGAGTTGAGTCCGTTCGTGACGAAGTTCTTGACCGCATTTATGCCGTTAGTAAAGAAGTTTTTGACTGCGTTGATGCCGTTCGAAACTGTGTTCTTGACGTTGTTAAATGTGTTCGTTACGTTGTTCTTGATGTTGGTGCCTATGCCCTTGAGCCAGTTGACGACCGCCGTGATGCCGGAGGCAACGAGGTCGCCGCCCTTATCAAGGAACCCAGCCATTAACTCGCCGAGGTTGTCGAATAAACCTATAACGAAGTCGATGAGCACCGGGACGCAATTAACAAGCGCAAGGAAAAGACCCTCGGCAACCGCGAGGACTGCCTTGAGTAATATCTCCATATTGCTCGGGTCTGTGAGTGCCAGAGCGAGCTCTGTGATGATTGTCACAACCGCAGGGAGTAAGATCGGGAGGATCTCGCCGATCTGGTCGCAGATAAGACCCACGAGCTGGATGATGCCACTGACAAACATTTGCACGTTGTTACCATCCGCGAGCCATGTCACGAGTGACATTACGAGAGTCGTTAAGCCCTGAATGATTACCGGGAGTGCTTGGAATAGTGCCGCGATGATTCCCTGTATGCCTGCGATAATTGACGGCATCATCTGGGGGATCATTCCCGTTATGGTCGTGATGCCCTGCACTAATACGTTGAAGACTGCGCTCACGAGCTGGGGAAGCATCGGAGCAAAGCCAGAGATCAAGCTGAGGATCAAAGTCTCGGCTATCGCCATAAACTGCGGAGCGAGTTCTGTGATCTTGGAGATAACGCTCTGGAGTCCTTCCTGTATTTCCTCAACTCCTCCGTTACCACTGAAAACCTTTGACAGTCCAGTCATTACGGAAGTAATACCGGGGAGGAAGTCCTTCATCATGGAGATCTTGAGACCCTTGAGCGAGTCCTGCACGTCTATCATTGTGTCCTGATAGTTGTCAGATGCGGCGATGGCATCCTCGTCCATGTATGCGCCGAGCTCATACATTTTTTGCTTTGTCTGATCGAGTTCCTCGTTTGTCATGGAGAAAACTCCGCCGAGTTCGATGGCTCCCTTGCCGAGTAAGTCGGAGGCGAGCGCCATCCTCGTCTGTTCGTCTGTGACGTTCTGGAGTGCCTTGACAGTAGCCTCAAAAAGCTCGGCCTGATTCATTGATGCGACTTGTTCCTGTGATATGCCGAGCGCATCAAATGCCTCACTTCCATCGACTGCAGCGTTCGCGAGTGTTTTCATCGCGGTCTTCATTGAGTCGATGGATGAGCCTGCTCTCTGCAGCACGAAGTCCCATTCCTGATATGACTGCGTGTCAAGCATCATTTTCGCCGCGTTGTCGCCGATGGCGTCGCCCATAGCGCTCACGTCATTCGCCGCATCTATGAAAGCCTTGCCAGTAGCAACGGCTGCGCCTGTCGCTGCGGTGAGTGCCGCGCCTATTACTGCGCCCGTTGTCTTGAGAGCACTGGCGAACGTGTCACCGAACTTTTTGCCGCTCTCACTTCCGGCGCTCTCTGCTGCCGTGTTGGTCGCTCCGGTGAGTTCTTTGGTGATCTCTGACTGGCTCCCAGCCATTGAGGGAATAATTGAGACGTAAGCCTGAGCGACTTCGATCTTGTCAGCCATGTCCTTGTTTCCTCCTGATCCATTCGCGCAAGTCGGTCACTGGTATCGCGCCCGAGCCTATGCGCTTTTTATCGTCTTCCCTGCCCGGTCTCGGGTAGGGTGTAATTTTCGATTTCTTTTTGCCTTGTGTCGCAAAGTTCACAAGGTTTGCGTTTAATACCTGCAAAAGGTCGTAAATGTCAGCGAGGAGCTCGTTTGTCTTGAGCCGTTCGCTCCATTCCGTGGGCCTTCCGAGGTCTTGAGCGAGTGCACTGTCACCGCCCAGCCTTTTAATAAACGAATAGAGGGAGCGCCACGAAAGCGCTCCCCCTGCGTCGTCCAGTTGGTAAACTGTGCGGGTCATTAGGTCGTAATCTAAAGCCTCCGCGTGTTCTTCGCAGAACTCCGCGAGGCTTATGATTCCCCCAGACTCACACCGCTCGCCTTTTGTGTCGCCTCACTCCATGCGGTGATAATCTGCTTGAGTTCGCCGACTGTGAGATCGTCCATGATGTCTTTGCCGAGGTGTTCCTCGAAAAACTTGACGACGTTCTCCTCTTTTTTCATTCCTGCGAGGTCCTTCCTCTTGAGTTCTGTGCCGAGCGGGATCGTGTAGATCTTGCCGTCGATGTCGACCTCGAGGACTTCCCTCTTGTTACGTTCGAGTTTCAAAGTGTTTGGCATGGTAAAACCTCCGAAAAACTAAAAATTAAGATGTGACCTGTCCGTCGTCCTTCATGAATGTCCATGAAGCGGCTTCGATCGTAGCGGTCCATGTGATTGCTTCCGTAGGTGAGAAAGCAATATCATCGACATCGCGGACGATGCCCTTTGATGTGCCGAGCATGAGCATGTCGTCGCCGTCCTTCATAATGAAAAGGAAGCCTGCAGGTGATGCGGAAACACCGGGAGCGACATTGACGGAAACGAGTGCGCCGTGATTGGAGTCTGCTGCCGTTACTGTTACATTGTCAGCTCCAAAAATTGCGTTGAGTGTCTTCTCGGTTGTATACATGAGCGGAGCCTGTACTGTGCCGCCCTCATCGGATGAGATAAGTCTCTCGACTTCCTTCGCCCAGTTGCGGAGCGGATCGCTGTCCTTGCCTGTGCTCCATGTGATGCCGTCAGCCGTTACCGCACCGACTTCGGTCCAGCCTGAGAGTCCGGTGCTATCTGAAGGATATGCGGGGAGCGCTGTGCCTGCGGCTGCGGTGTAAAACATACCAGTCGCGAGACCGATGCCCAGATTTACGTTGTTAGATGCCATAAGCATTAACCTCCTAAAAAATTAAGATTCTTCGGGAATTTCGTGCGCTTCGCGGTGAGCGGTCACGAGGACCGTCGCGCTGCATAGTTTCAAGTCCGGGCGCACGGGATCCGTTCCCCACCTTGCCAGACTGTTTATAATTACGTTTCGAATAGCGCCGACCTGATTGCTCGCCTGCACTTCCAGAACTCCGAGCGCATTACTTAACAGCTCATAAGCCTCGGCATCGGTCTCGGCTCTGGCATCTATTGACACTGTGAAGGTGTCGATCGTGTTGCCAGACCTTCCGCCTGCTGCCGTGATAAGTAAGCACGGGAGCGAGTAAGTCGCAGGGAGTGGTCTCACGTATGTGGTGAAATACTCCGCAAGTGCGAGCCTGATCTGCTCCTCGATGTCATAAGGTCGTAAAATGTTCATTCTGTCAGTGCCCTCGTGAGTGCTTTGTCTTCTGATTCTGCCGCCTTGCTTTTCTTGTCCGTCGTACTGACGAAGCCGACCCATCTGCCGCCGCCATAACCTCCGACCTCGACGCTGGTCCTAAAACCATCACCGCCGCGGGTGTTGTTTGCGTTGGCTCTCTGCTGGATGTCCTGCGCGGTCTGTGTCACGAGATCGTGACAGCCGTCGGATAGTAAGATCTGACGGAACCCCTCCGAGTTAAAAACGATGCGAGCGTTTCC